CAATTTTTACAATGCATATAGCAACATATACAATTTTTACAATGCATATAGCAACATATACAATTTGATGTGTGGTATAATATAGACAACGAAAAACTGAAAGCGAGGTGAAAAAACCATGAAAGAAAAAATTAAGATTACAATTACTTTAAACGATGATAACATCGTTTTGTATGGTGAGAATACGCAAGACCTGACCGAAGATGACATCATTGACATTAACAAGATGCTAGGCGGTCTCGCTAAGACTTCAAGTATTTTACAGGAAGGAGACTCCACAGATGGAAATGCGTAAATTTATTATCGAGATACACCCGGACGGCACACTGACATGCTGCGAGTATGAGGACCCCAAAGAATCCATCCGGGCCGCAACTGATCGTGCATGGCTGGCCGGTTATCGGCAAGCACTCAAGCATTGTGACGAGCAGGTTAACACGCTTAAGGGTTTCAAAGGCACTTGCCAATCATCCGATCTCATGTACCAGGGGGCCGAATCCGTTCGCTTTGCGGTGGTATCTGCCTATTGTAAATACATTAACATAAAAAAATAAGTCGAAACGGCCCTCCGGGCCGTCTATCGGGAACGCCCGCCCGGTATTGATAAGACAGGGCAGAAAGGATAACCTATTATGAATTTTTGTAACAGCAAGAGCACTCGTAACAGCAAGAGCACTCGTAACAGCAAGAGCACTCGTAACAGCAAAAGGACCTTCGTTAAATTAAATGAAGTGGAGGGGGCCCTGCAGATCGAGGATGGCGCCATGTGGCTTAAATCTGGCAAGTATGATGCTCCATCAGTGTCTATTAAGGTAGATCCGGATGCGACGCTGTCCGACTGGGTGCGCAAGATCACTTTGCGCAACGTTGAGCTGACTGTTGAGGAGAACGAGAGGGGTTATCCCGAGCTTATCATCTCCGGAAATAACGGCCCTGATGATGCCGGCGATGTGCCATTCTAAACGGTGGGCGGCCGTAGGCCGCCCTTATTTTTATAGGAGGCCCCATGAAAAGTAAAGATAACAGAGTATCCTTGCTGAATTGCGACGACTCCATGATATATCTTGCCTGTGCCATTGTATACAGTGGAGTCACAAATAAAGATGTTAAATTTTTCCGTTCCGAATGGGCCAAAATCATTTTTAACGGTCTTGGCATCGAAGCAGACCCCCTCGACTGGTATTATATGATCCTAGATAGGAAGGAGAGACAGAAGCATGGCAGCAGGCGCAGCTAAAGCACGTGCGACCCTTAAATACAGTCCAGAGCTATACACCCCGTATGCTTTGGAATCGTGGCCAGATAGTCAGATGCGCAAAGAATACACTCGATTGCGTGACATTGCACAGAAACGTATTAAGCGCTTATCAAAAGACCCCATCAGCGGCACCAGCGATGTTTATAAAGAATTTGCCGGGGGGTTCCCAACTCTAAAGGCGATGCGCGGAGACCGAAAAGCATTGGAGCAAGCCCTTGCAGATGTAGTGCGGTTTGTGCGTTCTAAGGGTTCCACCGTGGGCGGTGCGCGTGCTGAGTTCGAACAAAAAATGAAAGTGGGCGGCATTGACATTTCCGACGTTCCCGAGGATCAATATTCATCTTTGTCCGAGTGGTGGGAGATCGTTAAAGCGTCGGGTGTGTATTACTATCCATCCGACCAACCGGTCATGTACTGGCGCGAGAAAGGCGGCTACAACGTCAGTATTGACGATTTTGTAAAGTGGCAGCAAGGTGAGGTCAACTATGGCAAAGAGTGGGACTATAGCGAGGGGAGCAGCTCTGCCGACCTGCGCGGAGGTTTTGGTGGAGGCTTGTAATTACAACCCTGTTCCCTGGCTCATGGAGCATCTGGACAGAAAGCACACAAAAGGCAAAAAGCGCAAAACAAACAAAAAACGATTGTATGTGGATATGCCTTGCGCATTTGATATTGAGACTAGCCGAGTATGTATTGACGCCGACGACAACCCCCACACCATTATGTATATATGGCAATGTCAACTAGGTTTGGATATCACCATTATCGGCAGGACGTGGGATGAGTGGTTAAATTTTACAGGTGCAATCAGCGACTACTTGCAAGCCAACAGCGGCCCTCAGGGTGACTGGTTTTTGTGTATGTATGTCCATAATCTTGCCCACGAATTCCAATATCTGTCGGGCGTTTTGGATTTCGGCCCGGGCGATGTATTCGCCAGCAAGCCTCGCAGGGTATTAAAATGCGACAACCGCGCTATTGAATATCGTTGCAGTATGCGCCACAGCAACTTGTCACTTGATGCTTGGGGCAAGCAGCTGGGCGCCCCTCATGCCAAATTAACAGGCGCTCTTGACTATTCAAAAGTACGGTATCCCTGGACTCCCCTGACATCTACAGAATTAGCGTATTGTGTCAATGATGTCCGGTGCATTGTGGAGTGCTTGTTAATTGAGATGAAGCGAGACGGTGACGACCTGTATACTTTACCTCTGACGCGCACCGGCTATGTCCGACGAATGGCCCGCGAAGCAATGTACAAATGGGGCATTAAACGGGTCAAACGTTTATTGCCGTCGTGGGAATTGTATCAAATGCTCCGCGAGGCATTCCGAGGCGGTGACACGCACGCCAATCGCTATTATGTGGGTCTGCACCTAGAAAACGTCGGATCCGTGGATATGTCGAGTGCGTACCCTGCTGTGCAATGTGAATGTTACTTTCCAATGACTCCATTTAGGCAGGAATCGGCCACCGTTGAGCGGCTAATGCAATGTATGAGACACGGCAAGGCGTGTCTCATGCGCTTGCAAGTAAAAGACTTACGTCAGCGTTTCAAGTGGTGGGGGTTCCCCTATATCCCACTTGCAAAAGTCCGGCACTGTGAAGGATACATTAACGACAATGGGCGGTTGCTGTCTGCTGAACATTTCGAGATCACCATAACCGATATAGATTTTAGAATCATTGCCAAAGAATATGACTGGGCCGCCCTTAACGTTCTGGACCTGTATACGTCCGACTACGGCAAACTGCCAAAGCCCTTGACGGATTGTGTAAAAGAGAGTTACACCGGCAAAACATCCCTTAAAGGTGTAGCCGGTCAAGATTTGTATTATGTTAAGGCCAAGGGTGATCTGAATAGCTATTATGGTATGACCGCACAAGACCCCCTGCAGCTGGACACACTTTTTGACGAGGACGACCCCGACAATCTCTGGAGCGAATGTACCGACGACCCCGAGGGCAGTTATAACGATCACCGCCCACACTTGTTCCTACCGTACCAATGGGGCGTGTGGACGACTGCCCATACTCGCAAGCGCCTAAAAATAGCGCAATGGGCCGCGGGCAAGAATGGCGTGTACTGCGATACAGACAGTGTAAAATACATGGGCAATATTGATTTGTCGGACTTTAACAAAGCAGTGAAACAACTTGCAAAAGATAACGGTGCTTGTGCCACCGACCCAAAAGGCAACACTCATTATATGGGCGTATACGAGCAGGAGCGCAGCTATGCGGAGTTTATGACGTGGGGCGCAAAAAAATACGCAACTACCTATAAAAAAGGCGGGCCGATCACTACCACAATAGCCGGAGTTAGCAAACGGAAGGGCGGTTTAGAGCTGGCCCTGTGGGGTGGTTTTGAAATATTCAAGCCCGGGTTTACGTTTTGTCTTGCCGCAGGAAATCAGGTTATTTATAATGATCGCCCCAATGTGCCCGATTTTGTGGTTGACGGGCATACGGTACACATAACAAGAAATCTGTGTATTTGTGATAATACCTACACACTGGGAATCACTGACGAGTACGCAAAGATACTTGGATACAAGATTATGGAGGTTATCTGATGATTAAATTATACACAGATGAGGGATGGCCGAATTTCTCCGAAAAAGACGGTATTCTTTCCACCGGGGCCCCAATCATTTTTATATGGGGCGGACGCGGTACCGGCAAGACCTACGGGGCGCTACAGCATGTACACCAGACTGGAGACGAGTTTCTGTATTTGCGCCGTACGCCACAGCAGGCAGAACTTATTTGTGCATCGCCCAGTATGTGGCCGTGGTCTCCGTTGAATGAGGATCTGCAAACACATTATGCCCCGTTTAAAATACCTAAAATCACGGGACTGTATGAAGTAGGCGACGCAGGGGCCTACACTGATACCGGCATTCCTATTAAGCCGGCGCGGATGTCGGGCGTAGTGGGTAGTGTAGTGACTCTTGCTCGCACCCGCGGTTTTTCAAGTCCCCATACTAATATCATAATTCTGGACGAATACCAGAAAGAAGAATCCGACTACTACCGACGCGGTGAGGGCGTGGGCCTTGCTAATATCTATGAGACGGTCAACCGTAACCGCGAACTACAAGGGCAAAAGCCCTTGACGCTGTTGTGCATGTCAAACGCTGTGGGCATGGCAAACCCCTATTATATGCAATGGGAGATCACCGACACAGTAGAAAAGATGATCGGCAAAAAAGAGCGCGTCAAGCTGTTGGCCGATAAGGGCATTTTGCTGGTTGATCTTGTCGATAGTCCTATCGCAAAGGAAAAAGCCGATACGGCCCTCTATAGGTCCATGAGCGGCACAGACTTTTACAGATCAGCTATTGAAAACCAGTACAGTGCCGAGGAGAAAAGTTTGGTCGTGTCCCGGCCCCTCCGGGAATACTACCCGCTTGTACAAATCGGGCGATGCTGCATCTACGAGCACAAGAGCAAACCACTATACTATGTATGCCGACACCGGTCTGGCGAGATGCCCACATACGGCACCGGCGATTATGAGCGTAAACGATTCAGGGCCGCGTATGGGTACATCTGGCCAGCATACTTGCAGCGGCAACTAGAATTTGAGCGATATTCGGATGAAATTTTCTTTCGCGAGTATTGCGGCACTTGACTTTTTTACACAGCTTATATATACTAAAGATAATCCTCGGTGCCCAGAGGCAGCCCCCAGAAGGGGCGGGCAAGCGTCAGCCAGCGCAAGAACCGAGGATTTACTTGTATATGTAAGGAGGTGCACAAAATGGATGCTAATACTGTGATTCAGGCTATTTCTAACGTTGGTTTTCCTATCGCTGCCTTTCTGCTGATGTGGTATCAGTGTAACACTGTGGTTAAGGAGAATACCGCGGCTATTACCGAAATGCGGCTCGCTCTGGACGATATTAAGAAGGAGAGCTAACTTATGGCTTGTTATATCATTTTCGCCCAGTCGATTACAAACGAGCGTGCGTTTCTGCTGGCTGATTTGTGCGCCCGTTTGAACCTCCCTTATTATAGTGACTGGGCCAACAATTCCCATACGCGGCAGTGTTGCGCAGTGGGTCCCGTAACCGAAGGAGACAAAGACCAAGTTATTAAATGCTTGGCGCATGATACCTACGTTGTAATGGAGGCGACTAAAGTTGAAAATCAGTGAAAAAGCGGCCCTCGCTATGGCCGGATACACCAAAGCAGAGATCGAAGCTATGGAGAAGCCGCAGCCCGCGCAGCAGCCCGCGCAGCAGCCCGCGCAGCAGCCCGCGCAGCAGCCCGCGCCGCAGCCCGCGCCGCAGTACGACGGCCTTGAGACCCTGCTGCAGCAGCTTTTGCAGGGGCAGCAGACTACCGCACAGGCAATGCAGACTATGACGCAGACGCTGCAGGCGAACGCGCTGGGCCTTGGCATCCAGCAGCAGCCGACGGCCAACGCCGACACGGTGACGGCCCGAATTATCGACCCGACTTATAGAACGGAGGTTAAGTAATATGCCCCTTGGTATGGATTTTGCGGACATTGCCGCCATTTTGACCGAGATCAATAAAACGGCCACTGGTCAGGAACCGACGTCTCCCATCGTGGATACGTCTAGTTTCGTTTCCGTGGCACAGGCCACTTTGCTGACCGGTCCCGACAATTACACCAAAGCGATCAGTCAGGTGCTTGGCCGTACCATTTTTGCCGTCCGCCCCTACGATGCACCGCTGAAGCGCTTGCAGGTCACGGGCGACGACTGGTCGAATCATGTTCGAAAGATCAATTTTTGTGATTCTGACCCCGTCACTGACAAGGCGTGGGAGCTGGAGGACGGCCAGAGCGTGGACATGTACGAAGTTCACAAGCCTAAAGTCCTTCAGACAAACTACTATGGGCAGACCAACTACAGCCGCGTGTACACGCAGGCTGACACCCAGATGGAAGCGGCCTTCAAGGGCCCCGAGGAACTGGCGCAGTTCTGGTCGTCTTTCGTGCTGCACCTGTCGAACCAGATCGAGGCAGACCGGCGCAACCTCGCCAACAACCTGATGGCCAACCATCTGACCGGCATGACTGTGACCAGCCCCCACAGCGTTGTGCATCTGCTCGATGAGTACAACGCCCAGCAGGGCACCAAACTGACGGTGCAGGACGTCTACAAGGAAGCGAATTTCCCGGGTTTTGCAAAATACGCCTATGGCCGCATCAACGATATTTCCCGCCTGATGAAAGAGCGGTCTATCAACTGGCACCAGAATTGGAAGATCGGCAGCACTACGTACAACATCATGCGCCATACTCCGTATGATCGTCAGCACCTCTATCTGTACAGTGGCACGCAGAGCCAGATCGACGCCCGTGTGATTCCCGAGGTGTTTCACGACAACATGCTGAAATACCGCGATGCCGAACAGGTCACCTTCTGGCAGGACATCAACAAGCGCGAGACTATTACCGCGACGCCTGTTGTGACCACTGCTGCCGGTGCGGCATCCAAGAATGAAGCAGTGCAGCTCTCCAATGTATTCGGGTGCCTGTTGGACTGGGATGCCATCGGCTACACTCCGAAGCTGTCTCGTGTGGTTCCTACCCCCATGAACGCCCGCGGCCTGTATACAAACTTCTGGTATCACTACGGATGGTCGTGGTATGATGACTTCACCGAGAACGCCGTTCTGTTCCTGATGACCTCCGGCGACGTCACCACCCCGAGCGCTGGCAAGGCGGCAAGAGCCTCTACCCTGAAAACTACCACTCATAAGGACGCGGACCCCTCGGAGTCCTGACCGGTTCCGGCGGGCATCTGCCCGCCGGTTATTTTATAGGAGGTGCAAAATGCAAGCTACCTTTTATCAGTTTGCAAAGCGCACAAACAGCACAAAGCGGCCCAGCGGTGGGCAGGGGTTTGGAATCGACCTTAAAGCCCCTTGCAATATCATTAACCCAGAGATCAAAATTGCAACGCAGAGCGACCCAACCGTGTTCAATTATTGTTACCTTCCTACGTTCAGCCGGTACTACTGGGTGAAGAACTGGACATATTCGGACGGGCTCTGGAATGCCTCGCTGATTGTTGACACGCTGGCAAGCTATCGCGACCAGATCGGAAATAGTACGGAGTATGTCACAAGATCGTCGGCGCAGTATGATGGTACAATTTCAGATGGACTCTACCCGGCATCGGCTAAAGTGCAAAGTGTAACAACCGCTTTTCAAGGTGGCTTTGCGGAAACAATTAGCGGGGGATTCTTTGTTATTGGGTTTATAGCTAAAGCCGCTAACTCCATTGGGGCTATTACATATGCAGTAATGACCCCTACAAATGCTAAAAAACTATCTGCAAAATTGCTGACTAATGTGTCATACCTTAGTATTGACAATTCAGAAATTAGCGACAATTTAACAAAGGTCCTTTTTAATCCATATCAATATATCGTCAGTTGCAACTATTATCCATTTAACATTGCAGAAATCACCGCGCATTTGCCGCTTGTTTCTAGTGTCGATGTGGGGTGGTGGTCGGTGGACGTCCCGTGCTGGATTTTGGGAGAAGATAATAACAAATTAACAAAATTGGTGAGCGTGAGTATCCCGAAGCACCCTCAAGCGGCAAGTCGCGGAGGGTATTGTAATGCCTCCCCCTACACGGACTACACTATCTTCTTGCAGCCCTTTGGAGTGATACCTCTTGACGCATCTAAACTGTGGGGCGCTGTCACCTTATCTATACAATATATGGTTGACCTTTTTACCGGCGACAGTATTTTACGTATATTCACCAACGCAAATCAGTTAGTACACGAAACGGCAGCAAAATTAGGTGTTTCTATTCAACTATCTAATATTACTTTTGACATCCCCTCAGGTAACAACGGAATGCTTCAAACCGGTATTGCTGCTGCGTTTGGAGGTCTACAGGCCGCGTTATCCGGTGGTTCTATTTCTGACGTTGGAAATGGTATTTTAAATGCTGCACAGGCAACTAATGCAGATGTAGCGAGCAAGGGCGCGACGGGGTCCACAATAGCTTTTGATACAATCCCTTATATAGTTGCCCGTTTTAAAATTCTTGTGGACGACAACAACGAGGACCACGGCAGGCCCCTTTGCCAGCGCGTCCAGCTGTTCAGTATTCCGGGGTTCATTATGGTAGATGATCCCGACATTGCATTAACCGCGACTGCCGCCGAGATTGACAGCGTTAAAAGTTATATGAAAAATGGATTCTTTTTAGAGTAGGAGGCATAAACAATGGCAGTATATAAACAGTGCATTACTGATGTATCACCGATCAGAGTTACCGCCGGTTATCCGGCATACTCGGACGGCAGCCCCCACAGGGGCATTGACACGGTACACGGCAACCACAAAGCCTATGCGCCCGAGGCCGGTGTCGTGGTTGTGGCCCAGCATTGGAATGGCAGCACCTCGGGCGATCAGTCGTGGGGTAACATGATTAAAGTGCGAATGGCCGACGGCACGACATGGCGGGCCGCTCACTTTGCCTCACAGATTTGGAACGTGGGCGACACTATTTCCAAGGGGCAGTTCATCGGCACACAGGGCGAGACCGGCAACGCAACGGGCATACACACGCACTGGGAATTTGCCGATGCCGCCGGAAACCTGAGGGACCCGTCCAGCATTATCAGGATCCCGAATCAGGTGGGGACATGGGACGTAGAGTGGGACTCGGGCGGGGCCCCTGGCCCTGGCCCGGGCCCCGGGCCGTGGCCTACTGGCAAATTGCCGGTATGGTTGCTGTTTAAGATGGCGAAGGGAGGTCGTCTGTTGTGAGTGCTCCATACAGCTACGAGCAAATTAACGCCCATGTGTCGCCGGTGACTCCCTCTGTGATGCACACAAAAGGAAATAGCCTGTCCTATTATTTCCGCAAGTATCTATTTCTTGAGGCCGTGTCTATGGTACGATGGACGCTCCCCGACACGTGGCCCAGTAACCGATTGCAATATCTTGTGTTTGGGTCGGGTGGTGTTACGGTGTTCAATACTGACCGTTATGGCCTAGTATATGACCGAATGGGACTGACCGGCATTAACATCTTTTACAATCCCACGCACTCCATCATTGCCAACCCTTTTATTAAGGGGTCCCCGTATTTGCAAATCGGAAAGCAATGCGAGATCATCAATTTGCAGCCCGATTACAGGGGCATGGTGGATATTGTGGCCTATTATGGGGACATGATGGCTCTTGCCGCCCAGACCATCCAGAGCAATTTAATCAATAGCCGTCTTGCCTACGTGTTTGCGTCCGGCAACAAAGCGGGTGCAGAATCTTTTAAAAAGATGTTTGACGCGATTATGCAGGGTGACCCCGCTGTTTTTGTTGATGCCTCTTTGCTCAAGGTGCCCAAGAATGGGACATCCGGGCAAGCCCCGTGGATGTATTTTTCGGCAGACCTCAAAGGGAACTTCATCACAAACGAGCTGCTAACCGCCCTTAAAACCATTAAAGCGCTGTTTGATACTGAAGTAGGCATTCCGAACACCAATACCAGCAAGAAAGAGCGGATGTTAACCGATGAAGTCAACTCGAACAACGTCGAGACCGCCGCAAAAGCGTCTCTCTGGTTAGACAGCTTGCAGCGTGGTTGTGAGAGGGTGCACAAGCTCTTTGAAATTGACAAGTCTACTTTGTGGGTTGACTGGCGTTTTCCGCCCGATACTAATACGCAGGGGGGTGAACAACGATGAACGCGACTTTGAGCTTTAACGGGTTGTTGGCAGGATACCCGGAACTGTTCAATGACTTGAAAGTCCCCAACAGTGTATCTAAAGAAACTGTCTGCAATCAATTACTGTTTGATACGCTGGAATTAGAGGTTCTATATGCGGATGGACCCACAATGCGTCTGGCGCTGGGCGTCTATTCTGAAACCATGCTCCCGAGCTGGACCCGGTACGCGAAGGCCCTGGGCCTTGAATACGACGCTTTGGCATCGGATGAACGAACCAGAACAACCGATCATGCAGGGACCAGTACCGGTACAAACAACCGCACAAATGGCGTGAAGGGGACGAGTACACGAGCGCCAAACCTGACAACCACTGGCCAGAATACAGGGAGTGACAGCACCACCCGGGACGTTACAGGGTTCGACAGTGGCACCTTGCAAACCGCTGAACGGAGTACAACGGCCCTCGGTACTGGGAACACCATTACCAGCAGCGGCACCGACACGACCACCACAGATCAGACAACCACCGATAACAATACCTCGGAGTTGCACGACGGATACAACGACACCGTGACCGAGAAGGGCCGGGCAGGGCGAGACCCGCAAGACCTTATTACCAAAGAGTTGACCCTTGCAATGGAGAACGCCGTTCATAAAATCGTTACGGACATTCGGGCAAATTTTTGTTTGCTTGTATATTAAGGAGATGCGATTATGAGTATTAATCCCATTCACAAAGCTCCCTACACCAATTTCCATGACCTCAATCTTGATTGGATTATTGAGACGTTGAACGAATTTAACACCAAATTGACAAATTTCGTCAGTCTGGCCACCATCAAATACGCAAACCCCATCCAATGGAACATAACCAGCCAGTATGAGGCAAACACCGTTGTTGTGGACAGCAATGGCAACGCCTATCTGTCTGTGAAGCCGGTGCCGTCCGGTGTGTCTCTGGATCGTGTGGAGTTTTGGACAAAAATTGGCAATTTCGATGAGCTTTGGGCGGATGTAAAAAAGGCCATAACCCCCAACGATGAGGGCCATAGCACTACCGCGACAGCTGCAAGAGCTACCAACGATCTTGTATGGGTCAACGGGGCGCTGGTACGTGTCACTAGAGCAATGTTAGCCGGTGATGCCTATGTACCCGGCTCTAACTGCGTGAGCAGCTCCACAAATGAAGTCTTGCACTACCTCATTACGGCGTTCAATGAGGGTCTGAGCGCCGAGAAACAGGCCCGGGAGGATGCTGACAGCGACCTCCAGACAGCCATCGACACCGAGAAACAGGCCCGGGAGGATGCTGTCAGCATCCTCCAGACAGCCATCGACACCGAGAAACAGGCCCGGGAGGATGCTGACAGCGACCTCCAGACAGCCATTGAGGCAGAGACAACGGCCAGAAAGAACGCCGACAACGGCCTTCAGAACAGTATTGACCAGTTACAGCAGGATGTTAAAAACGTCCTTGACTACGCTAACGTAAAAAGCTACGGCGCAAAGGGTGACGGAACTACCGATGACACTATTGCGTTCTCGACGGCCATTGCATCCGGCAAAGACCTGTTTATTCCTGACGGTGAGTATATTATCACCGGTGCAATTAACATCGGATCGCCGCTCATGACAAGTAGAGCTATCGTGGTAGCGTCGGGCGTGATGTTGACAATTGGTGAACCTGTGGCCCCCTGCACTCTGCACTTCCGCCGGAAAAACGGTGGTAAATTTGCAATCAAAGCGGGTGAGACTACCGCGGATTGGTTCATTGATGCTAGTATTGCAGATGTTTTCCGCGGGGGCTCAATTCAGACCTTTACAGGTACAATTAAGTTTCCTACAGCCGGTAAGTGGAGCACCGCGGAAGAGACACTTACCGCCGATACCATTTATAAAATTGATGCTCCTGTAAGAGCTGCCACCCACATAACTTACGACTTTTGTAATAACGTTGTGAGTTTCAGCCCTGGGGGCGTTATCAATATTACGGGTGACAACAATAAGGTACATGTGGAACGACTGTCTGTACGCAATGCCACGTTCGTCGCTATCGCAGAAAATGTTCAGCAGTTTTTTAATGTTCAGTACGCGGAGCGAGTAACCATTGATAATATCCATTGTATCGGCGGGCGTCGAGTCGCGAACTATGTTAACACGATCAATATATACACAACCAACGTGGTTCATGATACTTTCTATGCGTCGTCAAATCCATATGTCTCATTTCTTCTGGATGAATCTAGTGGCGGGGCATCTGAAATCAGCGGCAATGCATCCATCAGATTTTATAACTGCCTCAGTAGTTTTAACAAGCTGACAGGCGACAGTCAGCAGTTCAATCTGTACAATTCTAACGACATTCGCGATGTGTATATCGAAAATTGCGAGTGTTCGTACGCCGCAACAGCAATTAACATAGCTACTCTTAATAACGGGAGCAGCACAGTGTGGAATATCTGGATCAATGGTTATATTGCAGACCAGTGTAACCGCGGACTGTATGTCAACAAGGCAGGAAACAGCCAGATCACTGTTGAAGGTTGTTATTTCAATGCAAAAGACCGTTTGGTCGAATTTGCAAACTCCTCTGGCGTGATAAGCAACTGCCAATTTATCGGTACACAATCTTGCATTGGCGTCCAGCTGACGAGTGCCCGAGGGTGCGTTGTTGATAATTGCCAATTTATCAATGTAGATCAATGTATTGTGGCATCGCAGTCTGACGCGTGTCAGATTACAAAAAACCTAGTTCGGCGCACTACAAAATTTACAGAGACAGCCGCTTTTTCTTTCCTTAACGGCAGTGTCGACAACAGACTGTTTTTCAATTCGATTATCCCTCTTGATTCCGCACAATTCTACACAGCCGGTATGCACTTTGATTCAACCGGACAACGTAACATTATAGGAGGTAACGTTGTAGCAGGTACCGAACTGTCGAACCAGGAGAGCGACTTGCAGAAAATGGCCACGACTAGCGTATAATTGTATTGTATCTTGTGCCCACTCCCCTACC